GTGCCGCGGTTGATCCGGACCGCGCGCCGCGGCGAAGTCGAAGACGCGATTCGCGCGATGGTCTATTCGGCGCGCGTTGTTATCGCGTGCGCGGAAGAGGACGAAGACGCGATCTGTGGATGGGCCGCGGGCCTGCATCGCGCGCCCCTATTTGTGTTCGTACCCCGCGATCTGCGCGGGATCGGGCTCGGCAAAAGACTAATCGAGGCAATCCGTGATCATAAAATTGAGGGAGGCCGCGTTCATTCGCGGTACGATGACATGGCAGTTCTCAGCGGCTCCGACCGAAATCGGAGTAACGCTTCACGGGATCACGGTCAGTGAGCCGGACGGCGGCGCCGTATGGTTCCCGTTTGCGCAGATCCACCACATACGAGCCCCACGCGCTGATCTCAGCGCTGCAGGGCTTTCGGCATTCGCAGACGCTGGGCAGCTTAGAGGAGCTGCTAACGAGCCCGCTGGGGTTCGGCCTATCGGAAGCGACGATGCTGCAGCGCCAGATCGCGCGCCTCGTGGACGGCGACCCAAGGCTAGATCCGACGAACCCGCATCTGATTGAGGCCGCCGGCGATTGCACCGCGCTCGTGGGCGTCCGGCCCGCAGAGGTTACGATCGTCGCAGCAATCCGCAGTGCAAAGACGCTACTCGCAGTCGCACAAGCGGTGCGAGCGACGCAGATCGTCGACGTAAGCGATCTAAAGCCGGGAGAGGTGCCGCGCGTTTCGATCGTTTCGTTGAAGCTTGACCTCGCAGCTAGCGCGCTGCAACACCTACGCGGCGCCGTGCAGCATTCGCCGGTACTTTCCGCGCTTCTCGTCGATGAACCGACAAGCGACACGATCACGCTGCGCCACCCGTCGGGGAGGCCGATTGAGATCAAGGTTGTGGCAGGCTCACGCGCCGGCTCGACCCTTGTTTCGCGTTGGTGCGCGGGCCTGATTTTGGACGAGGCCCCGCGCATGCAAGGCAGCGACGAAGCGATCGTGAACTACGACGAAGCCCGCGGTGCCGTCCGTGGGCGCATGCGACCCGGCGCGCAGATCCTATCGATCGGCAGTCCGTGGGCGCCGTACGGGCCGATCTACCGCCAGGTGACCGAATGGTGGAAGCGGCCCATGCCGAATCGCGTCGTGATTCGCGCGCCCGGCTGGGCCATGAATCCGAACTGGTGGACCCCGGCCCGGTGTGCGCAGCTCCAAGCCGACGATCCGGACGTGTACCGAGTCGATTGCCTAGCCGAGTTTGCGGCGCCGGAAGAGGCGCTTTACAGCCCCGACGTGCTGGCACTGGTCACGCGTGAGAGCCCCATTGAAGCGCCGCCAGAGCCCCGCCGAACGTACGTGGCAGGCATGGACGCAGGCACGCGCTCAAACGCCTGGACGCTGGTGATCATGACGCGTGAAGGCAACGTTAAAAAGGTTGCGCTCGCTCGCGAATGGAAGGGATCGCGAAACGAGCCCTTGACACCTAGCGTCGTGCTTGAAGAGATCGCGCAGATCGCCAAGGTCTACGGCGTTGAATCGGTCATGTGCGACGAATGGAGCGCGGACGCGCTGGTAGACCTGGCGCAGCGCGTCGGAGGCCTGCGCCTGTACCCGGTTATGACGCGAGCCAAGCAGAAGGTAGACTGGGCGCAAGAGATCCGCATGTGCATGCTCGAAGGCCGAATTGAGCTTCCGCCGGTCGATGCCTTGCGGGAAGATCTCATGCGCGTGCGGAAGGTGCCGACCGCAACAGGCATGACGCTACGCCTGCCCCAAACGAGCGACGGGCGCCACTGCGACTACATTCCAAGCCTTCTTCTGGCATGGTCGCAGCACGTGCCAGAAGCCGCGATCGACAGGCCGGGCCACGCGACCGAGGCATGGTTCCACGCGGAAGAGCAACGCATGTTAGAGGACGCCGAACGCCGACAACCGGCGCAGCACGGCAGTAGGAGACACCGAAGATGATGAACGACGAGACCGGATCCGAATGGCAGCGCGGGGAAAACCGCTGGTGGGTAGCCGAGAGCCCGATCGCGCCGTTCATGCAGCTTGTGAAGCAAATCGAGACCCGCGACACCACGCGGATCCAGGCCTACGCGCGCGACCTGGAGAGCTACGGGTGCGACATGAGCGCCTTTCACCGGCAGACCAAGGCCTACAACCTCATGATGGAGCAGGTTCTTTTCGCAAATCAGATGCGAAGGGTACTCGACACGATCCATGCGAAACTCACGAGAAACCAGCCGCTTCCGCAGTTCGTTTCGACCGGTGGAGACTACGCGCAGCGCGCAAGGGCAAAAGGCCTGTCGCTTTTCACCGAGGGTCTTTTCGCCGAAGCCGAAGCGTGGAAGATCGGCCGCGCCGCATGCCTTGACGCGTTGACGCTTGGCTTCGGCGCCGTGAAGGTTATGCGCGTAGGCAACGCGGTCAAGTTTGAGCGCCTCGCCCCGTGGACCGTGCGAATGCGCGAGCAAGAGGCCCAGCACGGATTGCCGCGCCGGATCTACTACAGCGACAACTTCGACCGCTTCGCGCTTGCGGCAGACTTCCCGGAGTTTGAGCGCGAGATCATGCTTGCGCCGCGCCCAACGCCGACCGCGGGATCGGTACTGTTCGACGGCGATTCGCCCGATCTGGTCCGCGTGTACGAAGGATGGAGCCTGCCGACGAGCGAAGATGCCGACGACGGCCGGCACATCGTCGCTTGCGGCGATACCGTGCTTGTCGACGAAGCGTGGAGCCACAAGGACTTTCGGATCGTGTTCCTTCGCCTGCAGCCGCCACCGATCGGCTGGTACCCGGTTTCGGTGCTCCGGCAGATCCTGCCGTTGCAACGTGAATACGAGTACAACCTTGGGAAGATGCAGGACATCTTTAGGATCTGTTCTCACCCGCATTTCCTCGCAGCGACGAACAGCGACATCAGCTCAGAGCAGATGACGAACGAGCCGGGAACGATCTGGCGTTACGCAGGATCGCCCCCGCAGATCTTTGCACCGACGACCATGCCGCCGGACCTGTATCGCTATATCAGCGAGCTTCCGAGCCTCATGCTGCAGGTATCAGGCGTGAGCGCGCTCAGCGCGCAGAACCAACGACCGAGCGGCGTCACGAGCGGGATCGCGCTGCAGACCCTTGACGACGTGGAGAGCGAAGGCTTTCTGCCGATGCACAAGGCCTACCAGGATTTTTTCATGGATCTTGCGCAGACCGCGATCAGCGTGGCAGCGGAAATCGGCGACGAAGACCCGAGCTTTTCGGTGCGCGTACTAGGCCGCGCCCATGCGCGCGACGTGAAGTGGCGCGACGTGCGAATGGATCGCCTGGATTACGTGGTGCGATGCACGCCGATCAGCGAGTTTTCAAAGGACTTTGCCGCGCGCATCGACCAAGCGCAACAACTCTTGCAACTCGGCGCGCTTACGATCCCGCAGTTTCGCGAGGTGCTGAACCTCCCGGACCTGCAGGCAGAAAGCGACATGGATCTAAGCCATCAGCACATCATCGACAAAAACATCGATGCGATCCTGGCAGAGCGGACGCCCGTGGTTGCAGAGCCGTTCGACGATCTCGGGATGATCGTCGAACGAGGCGGTAAAGCCTACAACCTGGCGCGCCTTGAAGACGCCGATCCGGTCAGCCTAGAGCTCCTACGCCGGTACATTCTCAGCGCACACGATCTCATGCCGAGGCCTGCAGAGGCCCCGGCGCAGCTTCCACCGCCCGCAGGCAATCCAGCCGAAGGGCAACCACCGCCGAACCTTGCGCAGCTTGCAGGCTCGGCAACCCCGTCAGCATAGAGGGAACAGGACATGAGCGAGATTATCAGCACGCCGCCGGCCGGCGACAACATCGCACACAACAGCGTCAACCTTGACGCCAGCGCGCAGAGCCGATCGGCCGTAGCCGATCAGGTTCGCGCGTTGCTTGAGAAGCAAGAGAAGGCCGCGCCCCGCGCCGTGGCATCGTCCGATGACGAAAGCGCCGATCCGTCGCTCCCCGGCGACACATCGCGCGCCGCGCCTCGCCATGCCGAACAAGCCGAACCGGAAGAGAAGATCAGTGCAATCGTGCGCGCGCGCGCAAAGGCATCACGCATGCGCCGCGATGCAGAAGCGCAGGCGCGCGATCTCGGGACACAGCGCGCGCAGCTTGAGCAAGAACGCCGCGAAGTCGCTCGCATTCGCAGCGCGTCCGAGAAGATGCGCGAAGACCCTCTTGCGGGCCTTCGCGAGCTTGGCGTTGACCTAAACGAAGTAAACGAACGCGTGGCGCTTGAAGGCACCGCCGAGGCCAAGTTTCGCGCGCTGCAGGAGATGATCACGCGCCAGCGCGAAGAGCTGGATACCTACCGAAAAACGCAGCAGCAGCGCGAACACTCGACCACCGTACAGCAGGCCGAGCGCGACTTCGCGGCGATCGCTGGCAACGAAGATCAGTTTCCGTTTCTCGCAGCGCGCGCAGCGCTGCACCCGCGCGGCGTGATGCAGCAGGCCTACCAGATCCAACAAGAGTACCAGGCAAAGACAGGGAAAACGCCCACGCTTCACGAGCTCGCAGAAGCGCTGGACTATTTGACCGGCGAAGAGTATCGTTCTATCGCCGGACGCCAAGCGACCCGGAACGGCCAACAGGACGGCCGGAAGCCCGGCAACGCCGCCGCAGGGAGCAAGGCGCCGCAAAGCCGCACCCTTTCGCCATCCCGTTCCGCAGAACGCGCAGGCGCGTCTAAGGTCGATCTGCACAACCTGCCCCGCCATCAACAGGTGGAGTACGTTGTCAACCTCGCCAAACAGAACGCGCTAAGCAAGATCCTCGGGACATAGGCGACGTGAGAGGGAACGCGGCAATCCAAAACCTCGTTCCCTCTCAGGTATTCCATGGCCGCTCTCGACTCGTCCACCATCGCAGCAATCACCAAGATCCGTTATCCCGAAGGCAAGCCGCCTCGGGAACTCAAGCTCAACAACCCGGCATTCGCCGCGATCTCGAAAAACGAGCGCTTTGGTGGAAAGTTCCACGAAGTGCCGATGACGATCGCCGCAACGCAGGCCGCTAGCGCCACCTTCTCGAACGCGTACGCCAACGCCGCGCTCGCGACGAGCTATCAGAACATGTACCGCAGCTTTCAGCTCACGCGAAAGTTCGACTACTCGCTTGCGCGCATCACCGGCGAAGCAATGAAGGCCTACCAGGGCGATCTTGATAGCATGGTGAACGTGTGGCTCGACAGCATGGATCTCGCCATGTTTACCGCCATGCGCCAGCAAGCCGTGATGCTTTTCCGCGACGGCCACGCATGGCGCGGAAAAGTCGCTTCGGCGTCCGGTCCGATCATCACGCTCGCAAACAAGTTCGACGCGTATAACTTCGAGCTTGGGATGATCCTCGACTCGTTTTACAATGCCGGCGGAGGCACCAACTGGCTGTTCAGCGCCAAGCGCGGGGACGCGCCTAGCGTTGTCGGTATCGACCGAACGGCCGGAACGATCACGCTTTCGGCCATCGGTACGATCGTCGCGAACGATTACCTTTGCCGCGCTGGCGACCGCACCGCGTCGCTTACGGGCGATGACATGCTCACGACATCGAACGTCGTGACCGGCATGAAGCAATGGCTCTGCGGTTCGGACCTTGGCAGCCTGCCAACCGGGACCAAGACGCCGTTCCCGAACCAGATCTATAACGTAGACCGTTCAGCCGATAAGGTTTCGCTTGCTGGAAACGTGCTCGACGCGACCGGCGCAGCGCCAGACGAGGCACTGATTCAGCTCGCCTCAAACGTCGCGGCCGAAGGTGGAAAGCCCAACTTCGCCTGGCTGAACCCTCGCGACTTCGCGACCCTGGTCAAGTACCTCGGATCGCGCCTGCAATACGTCGAAGCCAAAAGCCAGGAAGATCCCAGCATCGGGTTCCAGGCTGTTCGCCTTCACGGCGACGCCGGTCCGATCGACGTTGTTGCCGACATCAACGTTCCGCAGTCCGAAGCGTTCGTTCTCGACTTCGCGCAATGGGAATTTGCCAGCATCAACGGCGCGCCCCATATCCAAAATTACGACTCGAACGAGTTCCTTCGCGTTTCGAACGACGACGCGTTCGAGGTCCGAATCGTCACCTACGGCAACCTTAAGTGCAAGGCGCCTGGCAAAAACGGCCGCATTTACAACTACAACGCCGCAACGCCGGCCTACTAGGTCAACATGGCCGGACGATCCTTTCAAAAGCTCCTCGGAGCCCTCGACCCTAACGTGGTTCTTCTCGGCGTCTCGTTCCTGCCGCAAGGCGCAGGCGCGATCACGAGTTCCCAAATCTTCGGCCGCGGCGTTGCCTCGGTTGCATGGTCTACCGATCGCTACATCGTGACGCTTCAGGACGTCTACCCCGCGCTTCTCGCAGCAACGGCGACCCTGCAGCTTGCCACGAAGAACGATCAATTTTGCCAACTCGGAGCGATCAGCCTCACGAGCAAGACGTTTGAAATCGTCGTGTGGGACGTCAGCACCGCCGGCGCCGTCAGCGTCGCAGCCGATCCGGGCAACCTGATCCATCTTCACCTCGTCTTCAAGAACAGCTCGGTCTGACCATGAAGCGCAACGGCCTGCTCATCGCCCTCGGCGTCAAGCCGAAGGACGGCGAAGAAGAAGACGACGAAGCCCCGCCAAGCTCCAAGAGGCCCGGCGAATCTGAAGCGAAGGAGCTTGTCAAAGAGCTTCTCGCAGCGATCAAATCAAACGACGAAGACGGCGTGGAAGAGGCCCTTGAAGCCTTCGTTCACCACTGCTTCGAGGAATTCGACTCAGAGCCGCATCGCGAAGGCGAGCACTACTGATAAGAGGGTAGATCATGGCGCGTGGCAGAACACTCGGAGACATGCGAAACGATGTTCGGCTGCGCGCCGATCTACCGGCAAACAATTTCGTCACGGATTCGGAGATCAACGAATACTTGAACCAAGGCATTGCGGAGCTTTGGGATCTGATCGTCGCTGCGCGCGGTCAAGAATACTACGTCAAGCGCTACAACTTTACGACGTCCGTTGCGACGGAGCTATACGCCGTCCCCGACGACCATTTTGAAACGCTCTACCTTGAGTGCTTTGTCAACAATCAGCGCATTCGCATGCGCCCGTATTCGCTTCACGAGCGCGCGCCGATCCTTGGCGTGACGCAGCTTCCGGCGCGGCCGTACGCGTTTCGCCTCCAAGGCCCACAGATCAGCCTGTTGCCGATCCCCGACGGTCCGTACCCATGTACGCTGTTTTACGCGCCCGCGGCGCTACGCCTCGCAGCCGACGTTGACACGTTCGACGGCATCGACGGATGGGAAGAATATGCGATCTGGCGCGCCGTTGCCTACGTGCAGCAAAAGGAGCAGCTCGACTTCGCTTTCGCGATGGGCCTCCTTGCCAACATGAAGGAACGGATCTCGCGACTCGCGCCGTTCCGCGCTGCCAACAACGTTGAACGCGTGACCGACGCCTATCGTCGCTTCCGCTATGACCTGGATCCGGGCCTACTGTTGCCTCGGCCATGACGCTAAAGACAATCCCGACGCGCGTTCTACGCACGCCAGACGCCGCAAGCGACGACGCACAGCGCGTTTCGCAGGTAGGCTTCACGCGGACAAACGACGCGATCGCCGCGGTCAACAATCTTCTCGTTTCGCCGTTCGGTTCTGGGCAAATGCTTACCGTTCCGACGGGCGCCGGAAGCCGCACCGCAGATCTCGTAATCCCGGCGCCCGGTAACCTTACCTTCGCCCACAGCCTAGGGCGAGCGCCCGCGGGGTTCGTTGTGGTCGACGCGCAGCACAACGGCAACGCCCAGATCTACCGCGTCCCAGGCACAGCGGCCGAAGACGCGACGACAATCGTTTTCAGCTTCGCGACAAATTGCACCGTCAAGATTTGGATCTGGTGACGCATGGCCGATCAGCAAAACCCGCCGGGCAAAGCCGGCATCATCGTCCGCGCCGACTTCGGCCAAGGCGTTGACCAGTCCACGGACTACTGGCGCAGCGCGCCCGGGAGCATGGCGAACGTCATCAACGGCCGCCTAGATCGCGTCGGCAACATCCGAAAGCGCTTCGGATACCAGGCCACGACCGCGGCAGCAGGAAGCCCCGGCGCCCCGATCGGCGCATGGTCGGCGGACGGCGCAACCGCGGTGATCGATACGGCGCGCGACAGCGCCACGGACACGTGGCTTAGAGCCGGCGCCACGCGGCGCATTGCCGACGAAAGCGGTTACGTTGCGCGGTCCTACGCGCCCGCGGCATCGGACCCCTGGCGAACCATCGGCCCCGCGTCCGACGTGATCGGCGATGTAAAGCTACTCGACGGCAACCTAGGCACGGTTGACGACACGATCGACATGTGCGCCGATGACGCGCTTGGCGTCGTGTTCGTCGCGACCGTCACGAAGAACGTTGCAGCCGGCGGAAACACGACGATCACGTTAACGCAGTACGACCGCAGCACAACGACCGTTCTTTCCGTTGTAGCCGTTCCGGTAGCAGGCGAGACGCACCTTTACCCGAAGATGCTGATCGAGCCGTCCAAGGGATCGATCCTGATCGCCACGTGCCACCGAGTCGGGGGCGTGGGCCTACCTGGCGTGGCAACCATCGACTTTCGCCTGTTCAACTACACGGCCAGCGGCGCGATATTCGTCGGGCTCATCGCTCCGACCGCCGTACAGGCCGCCGTCGACTATTGGGACACGAGCGCGTTCAACAGCGCCGCCGGCGCCGCAACGAGCAACTCGATCTACCGGCCGCACTGCCCGTTCGATCTGATCAAGTTCGCGTCAAATGCGGATTTCGTGCTCGCGACCTACACGACCGCCGGTCCGTTCATCAACCTGCAGCGCTTCACGCTCGACACTGCCACGATCGGCCCCGGCGTTGCAAATTTGTATAAGCCGGCCGGCCTCACGAACAGTATCATCGCGCTTTCAATTTGTTCCGCGGCCTACACCGCGCCCGACGACACCGTGTGTCTTGTCGGCGCCGTCGCGACCATCCCAGCGACCGCGGCAAACGGTCAGATCGTTACGGTGCCATTCAACTCGACCACGCTTGCGACGCGCAGCGCTCGCGAGCTTTACACGCATACCGCGCTTTCGTCGCTCTACGTGGGCCGCCTGACGTGCGTGCAAAACAAGATTGCGAACGCTACCGAGTCGCGATTCGTCGGGTTTGTGGAGCTTCTCGACGCCGGCGGAAGCAACGTGTTCGCGCACCGCCTCGCGCGCGTAGGCATGAGCACGGCCGGCGCCGTTGCGGCCGACGCGCTCACCTATTTCAGCAGCGCGACACCGACGACGCGCGCGTTTTCGCTTACGGCATACTACCCGACGACGACCAGCACCGGCGCGCTTCCGGTGCGACTAGGCCTAGCCGTCGGATCAAGCATCGCGAACCCCGTCGCGACAACGGGCTTCGTCGACAACTTTCTCAGCGGCTCAAACTACCCGCCAAGCGCCGGAACGTTCGTCGTCGCCGGGACGCTCACCGGTTGCCTTTCGTGCATTGGAACGCCGGAGCTTACGCGCGTTCCGACGATGGTTCCACAAGCACCGCCCAATGCCGTCACCGTGGGCGGCGTGGTGAGCCTCCCGCACCTGGTCAGCACAGACGCCGCCGGCGGCTTTGGAATCGGCCTGTATGGCCTTTCCAGGCGCGCCGCGGGCGATGCAGACGGCGGCGTGTGGGCGTCGATGCCCGTGATCGCCGGCGGCGTGGTGCAACAGGTCGACGGCGAGCGCCTTGCGGAAATCACGCTAGCGGATAGGCCGAAGCTTTCCGCCGTCGCATTAAGCAACGCCGGCGCCGTAAATTCGTTCGTTGCGGGCTCATACCTGCTTTATGCGGTCGCAGTCTACCGCGACAGCCGCGGGCTCGTGCACCGCTCGACGCCTTCGGATCCGTACCGCTTGACCGTAACGGCGCTTTACCGCGTGTGGACGGTCTACGTAAGCGCGCAGCAGTACACGAACCGCGATGACGTCGCGATTGAGATCTATGTCACCGAGGCGAACGGCGCAACGCCTCGCCTTTGGAAAACGGTGCCGAACACGCTGAACCAGACCGGGATCGCTATCGTTCCGTTCTACGATTCGGCGATCGCCGCGCCGCTTGGCATCACGACCGACTTGCCAAGCATCACGAACGCCGTGCTCTACACCGCCGGCGGAGCGCTGCCGTTCGTGCCTGTGCCTTCCGCGCGATTCGTGTTCACGCACCGCAACCGCCTGGTTACCGGCGGCGCCGACGACGCGCGAAACGTGTACTACTCGACCGAGGGCATAGCCTACCGCGGCGCGTCGTTCGCGATCGGCCAGCTTTTCCGCCTCGAAG